ATCAGTGATTTGGTTCCTTTGATTCAAGGTGAACTCTATGATCATCTCTGTGATTTCTTTAAGGTTCGAAATAATAATGAACATCTGGTTCCTTTGACTGCATCATCTCGAAAGAGAAAGATGCAAACCAAATGGGTAGCAGAAGTGAAGAAGGCTATGAAAGATTTTCCTGATGAAAAACAGGACTTTATGAATACTATTACATATGCAAAGAATCTTACAGAGAGAAAACGAACCTTCTCCTGTAACTATGGTTTTCTGAATAGTAAGGAAGTTCTTTTGGGTGAACAGGATACACTGATTCCAAATCCAGACAACTATCACAAGTATGAACTTAATAATCTTATTGAGTACTGGAGAAAGAAAGCCACGAAACGTTGGGAGAAACTAAAAGAAGAAGGTCGTTTACGGACCACGGTTGAAACTTGGGATGGTTCAAGTGACATTGATATGATTCGTTGACGACAACTAAATAAGACATTATAATATTCACTGAAATGGAGTGATTTTTATTCATGGCCAAAGGTTTTACAGTAAAAGCATCTGCACCACCAACCAAAGCAAAAGAAGCTGAGTGGGACTATGATGCAATTAAAGAAAGAATGCGAGGTAAGGCAATTGTCTTTTGTCTTCCTGGACGTGGATGTTCATATGCTTTTATGAAGAACTTTGTTCAACTGTGTTTTGATTTGGTTCAAAACCAGATGAGCATTCAAATCTCTCAAGATTATTCTTCAATGGTGAACTTTGCACGTTGTAAGTGTTTGGGTGCAAACGTACTGAGAGGACCTGATCAGATTCCCTGGGATGGTAAGTTGAAGTATGATTATCAACTGTGGATTGATAGTGACATCATGTTCAACACAGAGAAGTTCTGGCAACTGTGTGATCTGGCACTTCCTGCAGAATCAGTGAATGAAGATGGTTCAATTGATGAGACAAAGGATCATCCTATTAGTGCTGGTTGGTATTCCACTGAAGATGGTCGTACAACCTCTGTTGCACACTGGTTGGAAGAGGATGACTTCCGTAATAATGGTGGTGTGATGAATCATGAGATGGTTGATGGTATTACGAAGCGTAAGAAACCATTTACTGTTGATTACACTGGTTTTGGTTGGGTCATGATCAAGAACGGTGTGTTTGAAGATGAGAAGATGAAGTATCCTTGGTTTGCTCCTAAGATGCAAGTCTTTGAATCTGGAGCTGTACAAGATATGTGTGGTGAAGACGTATCCTTCTGTTTGGATGCAATTGATGCTGGTTATGAAATTTGGTGTGATCCCCGCATTCGTGTGGGACATGAAAAGACTCGTGTAATCTGAGGTAACAATGGCAAAGTTTTCAAAGGGTAAGGGTGGAGTTGACGTTCTTGAGTCACTCCCTAAGAATACACGACAGGGTTCAGGACGTAATACCAAATACGCAGCTACATCTCGTAATAAGGCAAAGAAGAGATATAGAGGTCAAGGACGATAATCATCACCCCCTTCGGGGGGTTTTTAATGCTTAAATAAGAAAAAGGAAAAGGATTAAATGTCAACACTCATTTGCAATCTTCCAAGTGAAGAGATCTGGGTTAGAAAAGAATATCTAACAGATCACCAGTTTGGTCATGGTGAGTTTGTCAAAGGTGTTTGGGTCTCTTGTAAGTCGATCCCAGGACGTGCCTTCTACTTTGAAACTTATCTACCAGAATATGCAGCAATGTATGATAAGTTACCAATTAGTGCATTTGTGTCAAAACCAGAGACACCAGATCCTGATTTGAATCTACCCAATCTACAGTTTTGGAACTGTATGGATTATGGTGTAGTCTCAATTCATAAACAGTTCATTGGTTCAATGGATTTTGAACTCTACACTCGTGATCATGGTATAATGAAGGGAACTTACATTTGTACTATAGATAACTATCATAGTGATCCTGATTTCATTGATTATGCAACCAGTGAGAAGCCAGCAGAACACAAATCTCATAATCTGATTGAACTGGAGAATGGGCAATATGCTCTCTATCCAAACAATCGAATGAGAATCTATGATAATAGTCTCACTCCCGAACAACCATTACAACCAGATTTCAAAGTTTCAACTATTGAATATTCTGTAGAGAATGGATTTGATCGATTGGGAATGGGACGTGAAGATGAATACTTTTGGAAAACATCAAAGGAAAGAAATGGAAAACAACGAACAGAATCTTCTGAGAGAGATTGCGAATGATCGCCAAACTCCAAAGAATAGAAGAAATCAGAACACTGATGGTTTATTTGAAACCACAGATTTAGAAGACGAAACGACAACAGAAACCGTCACACTTATCGACTAAATAAGAACGATTGTTGTAACATCTCAAGTGCCTGTTGAAAGAACGAGCAAAGGTTTTAAGGACATTAGTGCATCTTTTCAGATCAATCCTATAAACAACGATCTCATTGCAATTAAGAATGAGAACGCAATTGCTCGCTCAGTCAGAAATCTTGTATTGACTTCTCCTGGTGATAAACCATTTCAACCAACCATTGGTTCGAGAGTTTATGATCTGTTATTTGAAAATATGGATGAATTGACTGCTTCAGCCATTCGTTCAGAAATCGAAAATACAATCAACAACTACGAACCAAGAGTTGAATTGGAGAATGTAGAGGTGACTCCAAATTATGATGAAAATGCTTTTGATGTATTGATTCGATACTTTATCGTTGGAATTGATGCTGGACAACAAGAACTTACATTTGCACTTCAACTTACTAGGTAAATGCCTTTAGTAAATTTCAGCAACGTAGACTTTGATCAGATCAAAGAATCCATCAAGGATTATTTGCGTGCCAACTCTAACTTTACTGATTATGATTTTGAAGGATCCAACCTTTCAACGATCATCGACACGTTAGCTTATAACACCTACATCAACTCATACAACGCCAACATGGTGACGAATGAGATCTTCATTGATAGTGCCACTTTAAGAAATAATATCGTATCACTCGCAAGGAACATTGGTTATGTTCCTCGTTCTCGTAAGGCATCTGTAGCAAATATCTCATTCACTGTAAACGCTTCTAATACAACAGCTGTTACTTTAACTCTGAAGGCTGGAATTGTTGCTATTACTAATAGACAGTTTGGAACTCAGAGTTACATTTTCTCAATTCCTTCTGATATTACAGTTCCTGTTAAGTCTAATGGAGTTGCAGAATTCAAAAATATTGACATTTATCAGGGAACTTACGTTACTCAGAATTTTACAGTAAGTTCACAAACACCAAATCAGAAGTTTATTCTTACAAACTCTGGAATTGATACATCATTGATTTCTGTGATCGTAAAAGAATCACAACAATCAACAGTTTCAAGAAAGTATAATCAATTTGATAGTCTTGTAAGTGTAACTTCAACCTCACCAATCTATTTTCTTCAAGAATCTGATGGAGAAAGATATGAACTTCTCTTTGGTGATGGTATTTTTGGTCAGAAACTTCAAGAACCAAACTACATTACAGCAAGTTACATCATCACAAATGGTGAAGATGGTAATGGAATCTCTGGTTTCTCCTTTGCTGGACAAATTGCAGACAACAATGGTAACCCAATTACCTCTGGAATCTCACTTTTATCCACCAACACAGCGTCCAAAGGTGGATCAGACATTGAAAGTGTCGAATCAGTTAGAAAATATTCCACTCAAATCTACTCTTCTCAGTATCGTGCAGTAACGGCAGCTGATTTTGAAGCTATTGTTCCTCAGATTTATCCAGAAACTGAGTCAGTAACCGCTTTTGGTGGTGAAGATTTGGTTCCACCAGTGTATGGAAAGGTGTTTGTGAGTATCAAACCCTTCAATGGTGTCTATCTTTCTTCAGAAGTTAAGAGAAATATCCAACTTGATCTTAGAAAATACACTGTTGCTGGTATTGTTAGTGAAATTGTAGACCTGAAATACCTTTATGTTGAGACAAATTCGTCAGTTTACTACAACACCAACCTTGCACCAACACCACAATATGTAAAATCGATTGTTACTAACAACATTAACAATTATGCAGACTCAACTCAACTGAATAAGTTCGGTGCAAGATTCAAATTCAGTAAGTTCCAGAAGGTAATTGACGAAAGTCACGAGTCAATTACGTCAAACATCACCACAGTTGACATGAGACGTGACTTAGGAGCTAAACTGAATCAGTTTGCAGAGTATGAAATCTGTTATGGTAACCGTTTTTATGTGAAGAATCACGGTCATCGTCCAGTTTTCAATAGTCAGACTCTTGGATTTAACATTAAATCGTCTGGATTCAAGATTAGTGGCGTAAGTGACACTGTTTATTTGGGTGATGTTGCAAATTCTGACCTTTTGACTGGTGAAGTTTTCCTCTTCAAACTCCTTTCTCCCACAGAATACGTTGTTGTGAGAAACAATGTTGGAATTGTTGATTATATCAAGGGTGAAATTAGATTAAATCCAATCAAAATTCTTTCAACAGAAGTAAATCGTGGTGTTCCTATTGTTGAAATTTCAGCCACACCTTACTCTAACGATGTAATTGGTCTTCAAGATCTTTATCTCCAATTAGACCCCTCAAATACTGTGGTAAATATGATTAACGATCGTATTTCTTCAGGTGATGATGTATCTGGAAGTGACTATGTTGTGACTTCCAGTTATCAAGGTAACACGTTAGTTCGTGGAACTCCAATTATATCATCTTTGGCA